GAAAAATATCTAAAAAAGTTTGTTTAACCTATTGACTTTAAAGAAGGAAAATTCTATATATAGAAATGTAGGGCGATGAAGCCCACAAAACAAGAGGTAACAAAATGGAAAACACAATCAAGTTCTTTTGGAACGGCATCAAGGTCAACGGCAAATTGCAGAAGTTCAACTTCTGCCTTAATGGCGATCACGTTTCCTTCTACGGGGATGATTACGCCGCAGAAATGCCGGAAGAATGCGGCGTTGCCGTCATCAACAATTCCGATTCCATGACCGACTACTTCGAGAAGGACCACGGAAGCATTCACCCCGAACATCCCCTTTTCAAGTTCTTCGAATACGCGGCCCGCAAGGCTCAAATCCACGCCTTCAAGAACGGCATCAAGTGGCATGAACGCCGCATCGCCCACCTTGAAAAGGGCATGGAAATCTACCCCAACCACGAAGAAGAGTTCAAGAAGAATATCGAATCCCACCGTGCGGACATTGCCGAACAGGAACGCCGAATCGCGGATTTTGAAATGCTGGAGAACCCCGGCCAGCCGACCGAAGCCGACTTCGAGAAGGTCGCCGCATACCTCGCCGAAAAGAAGGCCAAGGCCGAAGCGGAAAAGGCCGCGCAGGAAGCGAAAGAGGATGCGGAACGCGCCGCCGCCCGCGAGGAAACAAAGAAGGTCGTGGCCGATACTATCAAGACCTTTACCGAAGCGTTCCCGCTCGTCGAAGGGGCCCCGGTGGTGGAAATCGGATTTAGCGAAATGTTCGGCCTTCCCGGTTGCAAGGATGAAGCGGTACGCTGGAGCGTCGCCGCAGCCGACCGCATCCTCGGTGCGCTCGATCAATGGCAGCATAGCGTGCGCGAAACGTCCAATTTCTACGGATGGTATCACAAGACCGATTTCGCTATCAAGTGGACCGAAAACGGCGAGGAATGCAGCTACCAAGGCCGCTACGACCTCGGCGACGGCGAAGGCGGTATGCTCAACCATATCCGAAACTTCGGCGAATGGAGCCGCACACACGGGCAATTCGGGGCGGTCCTCGAAAACCCGCCCGAAACGAACGAGGTGCTGGAAATGGTGAAGAAGTTCGAAACATTTGCCGCCTAACAGGAACGACC